CAGGTCAATCAGGTAATGGTAAAACAATGTCTGTCGAACAGGCTTGTGCCAAACTTGGTCGAAAGTTTGTGTGTGTTTCGATGACACCTGAAACTGATGAAAGTGATTTGTTTGGTAACTTTATTCTGATTAACGGTCAAATGGAATGGCGTGATGGTCCTGTAACCGTTGCGGCTCGTCAAGGTGCAGTTTTGTGTATTGATGAAGTTGACTATGGTGCTCAGAATCTATCTTCATTGCAACGTGTACTTGAGGGTAAACCTTTTCTTCTGAAAAAGAAAAACGAACTAATTGTTCCTGCGAAAGGTTTTACCGTTGTTGCTACTGCTAATACAAAAGGTAAAGGTTCAGAAGATGGTCGTTATATGTTTACGAATGTTCTGAATGAAGCTTTCCTTGAACGTTTCTTGAACACTATGGAACAAGATTGGCCTCCCGTTAAAGTCGAACGTAAGATTATCGAGAAAGAATTGGAATCTTCGGGTCGTGCAGACAAAGAGTTTGCTGAAAAACTTGTAACGTGGGCTGATATTATCCGTAAAACCTTTGTAGAAGGTGGTTGTGATGAAGTGATTTCAACTCGCCGTCTTGTACATATCGCAAAAACTTATGGTGTTTTTGGTGATAAAATGAAGGCAATTAATTTGTGTTTGAATCGCTTTGATGAAGATACCAAAATTTCTTTTGGTGATCTTTATACAAAAGTGGATGCGGGTGCTAATACCCAAACTATTATGGCACAGACCGTTGAGGCTGTGCCTACGGTAAATGATGAAGTTCCTTTCTAATTTGCCTGTAAAACACTTGACACTACACACGTATTATAGTATAATACTAACATAATTTGAGAGAACGGTTGCCTCTCAAATGAATTTTTCAAAGCAACCTGTTTTAAAACATGGAGTATTTTGTTATGTCAGTTAAATCTAAAATCCTTGCTTACCTTTCTAAAGAAGATGGTTACAACACTTTGACCCCTGCTAAGATGCAGTCAATGTTCGGTGTTGCTAATCCTTCTGCAACAATCAATGATCTTCGCAATGAAGGTCATGCTATTTACTTGAATAGCCGTTACAACAGCAGCGGAGAGAAAGTTTTCTTCTACCGTCTTGGTACTCCTACTAAGCGTATGGTCGCTGAAGGTATTGCAGCAATTCGTGCTCAAGGAGAGCGTGCATTTGCCTAAGATTTCTAAATAAAGTTTAGAAATCTCACACAGAGAGGATATATATTTGTATCCTCTCTTTTTTTATTATACAATGGGTAAACTATGGAAATACAAATCAAATTAGATGAATTGAAGAAGAATAAACTTTTTGTGGCTACACCAATGTATGGTGGTATGAATCATGGTCTTTACGCAAAGTCTTGCCTTGATTTGCAAACATTGATGATGCGTTATGGCATTGACGTTAAATTTTCTTTCCTCTTCAACGAATCCCTAATCACCCGAGCACGAAACTATTTGACGGATGAATTTCTTCGTTCAGATTGTACACACATGTTGTTTATCGATTCGGACATTCACTTCAACCCACAAGATGTTTTAGCATTAATGGCTCTTGATAAAGATGTTATTGGTGGTCCTTATCCTAAAAAATCTATTAACTGGGGTAATATTGCACATGCTGCTCGTAAACATACAGAAATGGATCCAAGAGAATTAGAACAATTAGTTGGTGAATATGTATTCAATGTTGTAAAAGGCACTCAACAGTTTCAGGTTACTGAACCACTACAAGTTTTGGAAATTGGAACTGGTTTCATGATGATTAAACGTCATGTTTTTGAACAACTTGAAAAATCATATCCACAACTTCGTTACAAACCAGATCATATTGGCCAAGCCCACTTTGATGGTACTCGTTACATTCATGCTTACTTCGATACTATTATTGACACCGCAGACTCAGCAACAGGTGGTGGATCAGATCGTTATCTAAGTGAAGATTATATGTTCTGCCAGTTGTGGCGTAAAATTGGTGGAGAAATTTATCTATGTCCTTGGATGAAAACGCAACACATTGGTACATACGCATTTACTGGGAACATGCCTAAGGTTGCTGAACTAACTGGTAAATTGTAATGAATCCAGAAGGTCGTAAATTTGATGGAGGTAAACTAGAATATGGTTTACTTCCACCACAAGCTCTCAAAGCAACAGTTGATGTATTAACTTTTGGTGCTCAAAAATATGAACGTGATAATTGGAAAAAAGTACCAGATTCCAAACGTAGATATTTTGATGCCTTGCAAAGGCATATTTGGGCATGGAAAGAAGGCGAAAAAGATGATCCTGAATCAGGTAAACATCACTTAGCTCATGCGCTTTGTTGCCTCATGTTTCTGTATGAACATGATACAATATATTCTGTTGATGAATAAACTAAATTATGGAGTAGATAATGAAACTATCAAATGATACAATCACTGTACTAAAAAACTTTGCAACAATCAATCAAGGCATTTATTTCAAACAAGGTAAAACAATTAAAACTGTTTCACCTCAAAAGAATATTATGGCTGAGGTTACAGTTGAAGAAGAATTTCCAATTGACTTTGGTGTATATGATCTGAATAATTTTCTTTCGGTCATTTCACTACACAAAGATGATACAACTCTTTCCTTCAAAGACAAGAATATTTTAATCTCTGGTCTAAAAGGCAGAAGTGAAATTAAATATCGTTTTTGTGAACCACATATGATCGTTGTTCCACCAGAAAAAAATGTTGTTGTTCCTGATCCTGAAATCAAGTTCACATTGAACTCTGATGATTTCGATTGGATTATGCGAACAGCTGCTGTACTTTCTTCACCACATGTTGCTGTCGAATCTGATGGTGAAAAAGTGTGCGTTACAACTTTTGATTTGCAAAATGATTCTGCACACACAAATTCTATTGAAATTGCAGAAGGTACTGGCAATAAGTATAAGATGATCTTTAGAACTGAGAATCTTAAAATTATTTCTGGTTCTTATGACGTTTCTATTTCTTCAAAAGGAATCTCACATTTCAAAAACAAGAATAGAAACATTCAATATTGGATTACAACCGAAACTGGTTCCAAATTTGAAAAAGCAAACTAATTAATACTTGGTTTTTTATTATGATTTATGTGAAAGGTAGTTATGGAACAAGTATTGTGGACCGAAAAGTATCGTCCGAACACGGTCGAGGATTGTATTCTCCCCGACCGTTTAAAAAAACCATTTCAAGAATACGTCAATCAGAAAACTATTCCGAACCTACTGTTGAGTGGTGGGGCAGGAGTAGGCAAAACAACCGTAGCCAAAGCGATGTGCAAAGAGATCGGCTGCGACTACATGATAATCAATGGTTCTGATGAATCGGGTATCGACACATTTAGAACAAAGATAAAACACTATGCCTCAGCAATGTCTTTTGCTGGCGGCAGAAAAGTTATTATCATTGATGAAGCCGATTATCTAAACCCAAACTCAACTCAACCAGCATTGCGAAATGCTATTGAAGAGTTTGCTGGTAACTGTTCTTTTATTTTCACTTGTAATTATAAAACTCGTATCATAGAACCATTACACAGTCGTTGTGCTGTGATTGATTTTGGTTTGAAGAATGGTGAGAAGGTGAAACTCGCTTCTCTCTTTCATAAGAGAATTGAGTCAATTTTGCAAAGTGAAAAAATTGACTTCGACAAGTCAGTTGTTGCTGAACTAATCAAAAAACATTTTCCAGATTTTCGTCGTGTTATAAACGAACTGCAAAGATATTCTCAGTTCGGTAAAATCGATACTGGTATTCTTGCACAGATTGGTGACGTTTCAACTAAAGAGTTGGTAAAACATATATCATCCAAAGATTTCGGTGCGATTCGTAAATGGGTTGCGACTACAGAGATTGATGGTAATACATTGTTCAGAAAAATCTATGATGCAATGTATGATGTATTGAAACCTACATCGATACCTAAAGCAGTTTTGATTCTGGCTGACTATCAATATAAACAAGCATTTGTTGCAGACCAAGAAATCAATATGGTCGCTTGTTTAACAGAATTGATGGTCGAATGTGAGTTTGTATGAATGGAGAAACAAATGCTATTTTCAAATGGATACATGATGACTTTAAGTCCTATCCTGCTCGCTTTGCTGCCGAGCTTATTGCTTGGGCTATTAGCATCGGGTGTAGTCTTACTATGGCACTTACCGTTCCGAATCCTCCCCTTCTGGTTTTATATCCTTTTTGGATTACTGGCTGTGTTATCTATTCTTGGGCTGCTTATAGCAGGAGATCGTTTGGAATGCTTGCTAACTATTTGTTGATTGTTACGATAGATACTATTGGTTTAATACGGATGTTATAATGGAAGAAGAATCGAATTACGTACCTCTTGTGGCAAAGTTTAGAAGATTAAGAAACAAACTTAAATCTAAAAGAAAACGTATTGATAGAAAACAAGGTGAAAGAAAACATATGGACAGAAATTTTAGTGATGGTCTAAATTGTATTGATGATGATACTATAACTCTTGCCGGTGTAGAAGATCGTTCGGAATTCTTTTTGAGTGGCGTATCGTTAAACGATCACTACATTTCTAAAATTGTCAATGAGAGAACTCGTCTAAAGAAAAGCACTATTACATTCAGAGAATCGTTTATTTCCGACCATAAATCTTGGACAAAATTTTCTAGAGAAACGTATAAAGATTTACAGATCATCGAATTTAGTTCTGATGCTGGAATGATTATTGATAATTTGAGTGTGTGCTTCATTGATTATTCAGTTAATTCAAATGCTGTAGATATTAAAGTATATGGCGATAAAGAGTTTGTTGAATATCATCAAAACATTCTACATAAAAATTTTAATACTTCTAAATCTAGTATAGAATGGATGTATTCTGGTGATGGAAGTTCAGTGAGTATTCCATTATCATCAGAGAAATTACCAGTAACAGAAATGTATCCTTTTCTTGAAGGTGAAACTGTTGAAGAATATTACGATAGATATATGAATTCTTCTGCTTCAATTTTGCTTTTGATTGGACCTCCAGGTACTGGCAAAACAACTTTTATTAGAGGTCTGTTACATTATACTGGTAAAAATGCACTCGTTACTTACGATGAAAAACTTCTAGAAAAAGATTATGTCTTTGCTAGATTTCTGGAAGATGATGCTAACTTTATGGTTATCGAAGATGCTGATAACTTTATTATCTCAAGAAAAGAAGGTAATACGATGATGCATCGATTCTTAAATGTTGGTGATGGTCTTGTTGGTGTGAAAGGTAAAAAATTAATTTTCTCAACTAATTTGCCTTCTATTAATGATATTGATCCTGCTTTGATTCGTCCTGGTCGTTGTTTTGACATTCTTCATTTCGATAACTATACTGAAAAACAGGCTAAAAATATTTCTAAAAAACTTAATATTGAACTAGTTAAAAAAGATAATGGAACTTATTCTTTGGCGGAAGTATTTCATTCTGAAATTAAAACTCCAAAGATAAAGAATAAAATGGGTTTTTATTGATGAGTCCTTTTGATTATGTTAATCAGATTCTACAGGGTAAAAAGAATCTGATCGTTGATGAAATTACTGAGAAAGACTATTCTCCTTTCCTAACAAACCGCAGTCTGTCCTACCATATGGACTGCCTTATGTTTGCGAATGAGATGAACACTCGCCACTTCCTAGATAAAAAGCTTCAGAATGATTTTTTACTAAATACC